GGGTCCAGCCGTTCAGGGTAGCCGGGTTCGTCCATGCTCCGGTTGCCCAGGTGTAGGTTGATGATCCGCTCGGCCAGGTGCCAGTCGGTGCAGAGGCCGCCCACTTGAACAGCGTCAGCAGGGCGGTGCGGCGGCCTACTGGTCCTTCCGGTCCGGTTGCCTCCCTCAGGTCCGGAGCTGGCATGACCGAGGTAGCCCCGGACACCGGGGTGACACTAGTGGCTGCCAGGCCAACCGCTCGGTAATGATACAGCCCGGTTTCCACATCATGGCGGCGCTCGATGATGAGGGCGATACCGGATACCCCAGAGTATGGGTCGTTGACCGAGACTATGGTACCCGGATCCAGTCGGTCTTCGGAGATGCCGGTATAACGCCAGGCTGCACACTCTAGCCTGGTAGCCCGGGCGGCACAGAGGGCCGCGGCAGAGGCTCGGTCATGGATGTACAGGGAGTCGTAACTCTCCACTGTCCTGGGAACCAAGGCCAGGTCGGCGCGCTCGAAATTCCGGGCACCACGGTATACGACATCGGCCAGGATGTTGCTGTGGTAGATGAGCTTGTCTTCTGCTGTTGGGTTCCGGTAGGCAACCCGTGCCCGGCGATTCTCGAAGACCGCTGTTTCCCTTATTATACCGACTTCGAAGAACTCATCAATCGTGTGGTTTGCGGTGGTTACAATGGACGTGTAGTCCCCATCAGGGATGATGCCGCCACGCTCGTTGACACGGCTGGCAAGGGCGGCATCCCGGAACTCCCACCAGGCGTGGCCGGCATTGGCTTCTTCCGGCCAGAGGTAGCCTGGCTGTATGGGCCAGCCGGAACGGCGGTTGTCATCACCAAATGGTAGGTCTGCCATGTAGACCAGGGCCTGGCTGCGCTCCTTCAAGGCATACCAGTTGACTTCCACCGCGTCCGCCTCGATGGGGATCCGCTCGCTCTTGAGCCGCCCGACTAGGTTGTCCTGGTTGAGGGCCGCTGTAGGGACGGGATCGGAGTACATCCAGCGTACTAGGATTACCTGTCCGAATTTATCAAAGCGCCAGGCGTAGCCGTACTCGCCCAGGAGAGTGTCCAGGTGTTCCCGGATGGTGCCTGACTCGACGGCCACTGCCCGCAGCTCGACATCGATGGTCTGAGTTATTGCATTAGACACACCGGCAAAGGCTAGCAAGCGGTGGACCAAACTGGTGGCCGGAACGGCTCCGTCGCACACGACAGCATGCTCGATAACGATGCCGTTCTCCATGGTGATCTGTCCATCCAGGAGGCTCGACAGATCGTCGATCTCCAGGGGGATGTCATCCACATCGGGAGTATCTCCAAGGGCGGCACCACCTGAATCCACAACGGCACTTGGTGTAATTTTGCCGGTGAAGTCCCGCACGCCATCCACATCGATCTCGGCCCTGATATCCCTGGCACTGGTAAGCCGGGAGACCAGGAGCGAATCATACAGCAAGGTTACAGACCGGCTGCTTACTGCATGGCGGAAGTCTTCATTGCAGGCCCAGTCCACCGGAGCATACTCCCGGAGCAGGCCGGAAACATCCATCTCAAGGCCATCGAAGTACAGTCGAAGGGTCACATCAGGGGTGTCGATCATCCGATGGCTCCAGCGGGCAAGGTGCCCTTTGTACGTTTCTGCTTCAGCGCGACTGCAATGTCATCAACCAGTTCATTCTTGGTGACAACAGAGCCTTTTACCGCAAGCGTGATGTAGTAGTTCTCGACGTGACCGCCGCCATTGCCTGCGCCGCCGATGGTGATCTCTCCACGACGTACACCCTCGGCAAAGGGGGTGCTTACTACCATCTCCCCTTTATGGACCACCGCCCGGGTATCCTGGGGTATATCCACCGAACCAACCGCAAAACCCGGTACTCCAGCGTCCCTGAGCACGTTGACCGAGACATTCAGCCCTTTCTTTAGCTGTTCAAGGATTCCTTCCAGGGTATCCAGTTGCTGCTGTTCAGCTGACCGGAGCATCTCAAGGGACACATCCTTGGCTATGTTGACCGCCTGGATACGTTTGTCATAGTCAGCTTCACTCATGACACCCAGTTCGAGCAGTTTCTGGAGGCTGGCCACGTTCTTGCGGTAGGCGTCCTCGATCTCCTTGCGCCGGTCAGCAAATACCTGTCGGATGCGGTCCATCTCGTCGGAGACGGCCAGGGTCTTGGAGGCGATCTCCTTTTCCGCCTGGAGGATCTGCTCGGAGGTCTTGAGGGTTTCCACCAGCTTGATGTTGACCCCTGGAATCTTGTTGATCAGTTTGATTACCCCGTTGATGGCCCAGATGATGCCGTTACCGACCGGGACGATAACCTTGTCGTACAGCCAGGTAAGTGCTTTGGCCAGAGGAGGCAGGACGGCCTGCACCAGGCCTTTGAGGATCGTTGAAAAGATGTTCATGACCTTCTGGACTTCCTCATTCTGTATGGCAATATTGAGGGCGGAGTCTATGAGCACCTGTTTCCAGTCTTGCGCTGGCTGGCCACCCAGGCCGAGCATCTTGCCTACTTCTGTATCCTTGGCGGCATCAGCGGCTGATTTGGTGGCGTATTCACCCCAGCGGCCTTGTTCCGCGGCCAGGCGGCGGGCTTCCTCGAATGCCCTACGGGTCTGGGCTATCCGCTCATCGGCAGCACGTTTGGCCTCGTCGATTTCCAGGTCGGCAATCTGCCGGGCGTAGTAGGCAGCCAGGGCGAGCCTGTTCTCTTCCGACCCTTCGAACAGGGCCAAGGCCCGGTCGGCCTCCAGCTGCAGGTCATCGAGCCGAGAGGCTGTAAGCCCTGCATGGAAAGCCCGTTCCTGGTTAGCCAGGTCAAAGGCGGCAACAGAAGCCCGCCTTGCTTCCTCGATCCTGGTATCGGCGATCTGCCGGTCGTAGGTGGAGGCGATGGCAGCCCGCGTCTCTTCTGATCCCTGGAAGGAGGCGAGGGTTTTTTCTTTCTCCAGAGCCAGGGATTCGGCCCGGCTACCGGACAATCGGGTCAGCAACTCCTTCTCGCTGGCAGCGATTCCCTCCTGCACCTTGATCCTCTGCTCATTGTAGTACTTGTTGATTTCATCGATGGTCTGCTGGTTCAGCTTCCCGATGTAGCTGGCTGCTGCTTCTGCCAGCTTCTTTTTTCGTTCGTACTCGATCACGGCATAGGGATCGCCAGATGACTGCGCCTGGTACCGTCCAAAGGTTTCTTCCCAGGCAACCTTGAATGCCGCGGCTACCTTGTCCCTGGCTACTTTGGCGGCAGCATCTGCTACGGCCCCTCTGGCGGCAAGCTCGGCATCGATGGCAGCCAGGTCCGCTGCAACGGCACTGGTACCCAACCGGCCACCTGCCCTGGCAAGCTGGGCCTGCAGGGAGGCACGGGCGGCAGACAGCTCTGCGTCTCCCAGGGACTTGAGGCTGTCCCGGTACAGATCCGCAGCCAGCCGCGCATTATCCATGACACCGGAGGAGCGGGAGAAGGCTTCATTTGACTGTAACTTTGCCTCGGCACTAGCCTTGATGGCATCCGCCTCTTTGCGTTTTGACGCAGCATATATGGTAGCAGCTCCGGCTGCGGCAACGGCTGCGGCGATACCGGCGATCAGCAGGGGGTTGAGGACAGCCATGGCTGCATTGACCGCCTGCAGGCTGGCAAACTTGGTCCAGTTGGCGGCGGTGGCTATGGCAGCCTTGGCCGCAAGCACGGTAAAGCCTACCGCAAGGCCGGCCACGGCGGCACCCATGGTGCCTTTGATGACTGGACCGGCGTTTGCCGCCGACTGGGCAATCGCGGTTATCAGGTCGGCTGCCAGATTGATGGTTGGGGCCAAGCCTTCGCCGATGGCTTCCACCAGATCCCCGACGGACTCCCGCATACGGTCGGTGGCCACCGCACCGGAACCCTGCATCCTCTCGGCATATCCCGCATACTTTTCTGCAACCATGGTGATGGCTGCCCCTGAGCGAAGTTGTTCCTCGGTGAGATTCTTGAGTTCTGGTATCGCACGGCCAATTCTGCCTACCATGCCACTCATGGTATTGGACAGTTCCTGAACGCTGACTCGGAGATTGTCACCGGTGACGGCGGACAAGTCCGCCGCTGCGGTGAAGAGCCTACGGATCTGGGCTTCGCTTTTACCTTCCGCAGCAAGTTCGGCGGCCAGCTGCTTTACCAGGTCATCGCTTGCGCCAGTCAGATTCTGGATCTCTCCGGCAAAGGCGGATATCCGCTCATAGCCTCCCTCGATGCCGCGCATCTCCATGGTCATACGCAGGCGCAAGGCAGATGCTTCAGCGCCATTGAAGGCCGCTGCCGCCTGGCCTGCGAACTGGGTCAAGCCCTTGGCTGCTGCCGCCGCTCCGATCGCTTCCACCACCTGCCCGAGACTACCGGTCAGTTTGTCGGCTTCGCTACTGAGTCTGGAAACCTCCCGCCCGGCGGCATCATATTCTGATTTGAGGTTCTGGATGACTTCCGTCTGGGGTTCCAGGCCCTGGTCGATAAGCTGGACAATGGTTGACCGCAGCTGCGCCTGCCGGTCTTTCAGCCCGCCGATCTCGTCACCAAAGAGGGCGGCGGTCTTTGCGCTGGTGGACAGGTCCTTTTCCAGTCTGGCTATTGCTGTTTTGACATCATTCGTGGCCGGGGCAGCCCGTTTAGCCTCTTCAGCCATCTTCTTGAATTCACCAGACATTGACGACAGATTGCCCAGAGCTTTTTTAACCTCTAGCTGTATTTCCAGGCGGATCTGCTCAGTCGTCATTGGAGGGGCGCTCCTGTCGTTCTATGTTGTGTTCAGTCCTGAATGCGGCCAGTACGGTAACCCCTACTTCCGGCCAATCCATCCAGCCACCTGGATATGGTGGAACCGCCAGAACCTCTGTCATGACAAACCATTCATATGCTTTCCAGTACGCATCGTTAACAAACCGTGGTATGTTTCGGTACTCAACCCAGATCGGCTTGCCATCTTGGTCAGTCAGTCCGGTTGGAATCTCCTGAGTTTCCCGCCCGGGGCGCACCCGGGCAAGATGCTTACCGCCCCGGACCAGACGGTAAGCAACTCTCAGTTTTTTTCGTCTATCTTCTTTTCCAGCTCTTCTTTGAAGAAGTCTGCCAGATCATCGATCAGACCGTCGTAGTAGCTCGGGGCTTCCCAGAGATCCTTTGGCGTGTGTACAACTTTCTTCTCTTCATCCATGCGGTAGGCAAGTCCTTCGAGCCGGATCAACATGCCATCGACGATAGCTTTACGGTCGGATCCAACGACAGTCTCGCCGCCCCGGACCTTGCCATCCGGATCGTACTGAAAGCGCAACTCTGGTTTGGGAAGCAACCGGGACTTCAATGCCAGGGATGGGTTCCGGTACACTGCGGTGATCTTGTCGATCTCCGGGGCTTCCCTGTTACCATTCCATTTCGGGATGTATGTCAGCTTCGAACTGAATTCCATTTCCATTTGCAGCTACTCCTTTATGCGATCACGCGTTCGTAATACACGGGGTCATTACCCGTGAAACGGAACTTGGAGCTATACTCCTGCTTGGCTCCGGACTCAGCGCCAAGCTTGATACCGAACAGCTCGATCTGGGCAAAGATGAAGGCATAGGTTTCTCCACTGACCGTGGTATCTCTGATGACACCACGGATGTAGATAGGCCTTGAATTGACCTTGGATACGGTGACACCGCTGGAGTCCTTTTTGACAATCTTCAGGAACTGGTTGAGCAGACCACCGGCTTCGCCAGTGACACCCATAGTGAAGATCCCCTTGAGAGTACCCTCGGCGTCAGCTTTGCCTTTGCGGTACTTCATGATCTTGTGCCGAAGCAAGGTGAGCTCCACTTCCTTGGCGGTGAAGTTGGCTTCCCAACCGGATGAGTCCATCAGTTCCATGCCGGTCACCAGCTTGCACTTGTCGCCGGTCTTCGGAGCTTCGTCGCCGTCGGCAGGGAAGACATCCCCTACTTCCAGTTCCCCGAAGATGCTGTCAGTAGCGGCTTTGGCTGTGATGAGCCATTCGCCTTTGCCATTGCCTGAGGCAGCTGCACCACCTGCCAGCTCATCCAGAGTCTTCAGGTTGTCTCCGAGTTTTTCTTCCCCGAATTCGATGGCCTCGATGGTCGCGTCGTCTCCGATAAGGGAAATGACTTCCTTGTTTGACATCGCTTACTCCTTCCTCTCTTGCCTGTTCCGGCGGACCGGTTCTTCCAGTGTTTCTGTGACACCGCCCTCAGCCTTGGGTCCGTCCACTGTTCCTGCCGGTACATGCATTCCGCAGGGCAATGTGACTTCCATACCCAGGAGCTTGCTGGACCACACAACATGGTCAAGCCGTTTCCTGCCCTGGGAATCCTTGGCATAGACCTGGCGGACCAGGGCATCCGGGGCGGCCTGTATGCGTTTAAGTTCCTTGTCGTTGATCATGCTGTCTCCTACATGCTGGCCGGGATGGTGACTTCGAACAGTATTTCTTCCCGTAGCCAGGCAAATCTTTCATTATCCGGATCCTCAAGGAGGCCATCATCATCACCAAGGCTGGCCCGCAGTGTCGCATTGGGAATCGGCTTGCCAGCCTCGTCTTCCAGCCTGCTTGCAGCACGGGTATACCGGACCAGGGCTTCAAGACTGTCAACGGCCTTCCTGTATGCGCTCTGGCTTTCGATCCTGCTCTCCACGGATACGGATATCCGCAGGGTTATAACCCCGTCTTCCTTGCGGTCATGGAAGGTGCTTTTGGCGGGCATCAGCTTCCGGAGGGCTATCTTGCCTACCAGTCCAGGTTCCTTTATTGGAGACGGGACCAGTACGGTTTTAAGGCCGCTGTGACGCTCGACCTGCTTCCGGAACAGCTCAAGGACATCCATGGCGCTGGTCATGACGTCAGCCTCCGCATGACTGCCTGCTCGATGATCCGGACGCTGCGCTCCGGCAAGCGGAGGAAAGGCCTTGATGGGATCCGGATACTGGTTTTCAGGACGAACAAAGCCCTGACCCTTCCCTGCTTGCCCTTCTGTGCCAGGATGACTCCTTTGGCCACCCAGATCTTGTAGCCAGCAGCCTTCATGCCTTCGATGCAAGACCGGGGAGTATGCCCATACATCCTCATGAAGCGCCTGGTCTCCGCACCAAGGGGGACTGCCAGGAACCGTGTCCGCTTGGGGGTTATTGTGCCACCATCATGCAGGATCCTGGCAGCGATGTGGTTTGACCCAATGAACACCACTCCCGATCCTACTTGGTGGGCAATCGAGTTCAGCAGCCCGCCTGTGTCCCGCAAGGGTTTGGAATTGCCCTTGTAATCCTGCGATAGAGGGCTGTTCGGCACCCATGGCCCGGTTTCGATATTCTTCTGCACCAGGCTCACGCCAAGGGATCCAATCTGGTCAAGCAAGGTCGGATCCTTGAGTTGCATTTCGAGGGCGTCCAGTACTGCAATGGTCATGGGAAAGCCCTCCTGGCTGGAATGGTTATGGCTCCGGCTGCAACCTTGTCTGCTGACGGCTTGTCCGCTTCCGGATACTCACCAAAGGCGGCAATGATCAGGTCCTTGGCCTTGATCCGGTATTCCCGGCCTGACTCCTCATGGCCCAGGGATAGATGCATTTCGTAGATCGTAAAAAGTAGTGCCACTTCCCGGGAGACCTGGTCATCAAGGTTCAGTACCTTACCCAACCGTCCGAAGATCGCTGCGACATGGATGCTGGCCCGTTCTGCCGCTCGGACCACGGTGGCTTCAGAGCCATCGGCCAGCTGGTCGTACAGCTGGACGGACAGACGGCCCTGGATCTCGGCGGGATCAAGGGGAGTGCCCATAACCACGGGAGCTACGGATCGTGCCCGGACAGCACCGGATCCCTTCTGTTCCAGCAGGTCATCAAACTCGGTTACGGGCACGACAGTACTCCTTCATCCAGGCAATCAGATGGCCACCTTGGCCGCCGGAGGTCTGGTGGTTTTCGGTCTGGTCTTCTTTCCGGCTTTCTTATCTTCCCCGGCAGCGGCAGCCGGTTTCTTCCTGGCTGCCGGGGCATTGCCCGGCTTGGTCTTCGCTGGAGCGGATAGTTTTGTAACCTCGATTACACCTGGGATGGCAAAGATTCTTTGTGGTAAAAAGAAGTAAGCCACGATTGCCATTATGCTGAGAGCTATCAGGACGCCGATGACGACTATCCCTGAGATGGTGCCCCGGAGCCGCTGCAGTTCCAGTACGATCGGGTTAACCGCTCCGATCAATACTGCTTCGGCTTCGAGAATCATCCCGGCAGCAGGAGGCGAGGTAGCCGCATTCACCGGCTGGGCCGGAAGGGCTAAAGCAAGAGCCAGGAGAACCATGGCCAACAAGAACAGCTTTTTCATATCATCCTCTCTTTCTTTGTGTGGCCAGGCTTTACCTGGCCACCACTGAACCTTGGATTGATCCAGCAGCTGCTGGATCAGGTGAGCACCACCGCCTTGATGATGGCTTTGACATTGGGTACCGGCAGGGGTTTGGACTCACCCAGGACCTTGACGCCGGAGGGATCCTTTGACTCGATGGGCTGGGCAAAGAAGGGCATGGCCACAAGGCCCGCGTCCATATTGTCCAGAGCGGCGTAGATCATCCGGAAACCATCGGACTTGTCCACGGCAAGTACGGTCTTCGCCGGGATGGCGGATACCGTCTGCTTGGTGATCAGGTCGGTGTAGTTGGCGGAGAGGAGCTGGATCTTGGCCACACCACCGAAGGAGATGAAGTCAGGTCCTACTTGTGCCACAGCGGTGTTGTTGAGGGCAGCGACCTTGTCCACCAGGGCGGCGTACACATCGAAGCCAGTAAGGAAGACCACATCCATGCCAGGAGAGGTCTTCTTGAGCTTGTCCACGATCTCACCCAAGCTTTTTATGATGTCCCCGATCTTGGTGCCAACATCGTCCCACTTCTTGGCGATGGTAACGGTAGCAGGGGTGCCGAATTCAACCTCGTACTTGAGCATGCCGCCACCCTCGCCACGCATGGCGTAGCTGATGGCTCCGGTGAGCGACTGGGCTGCAAGTGCTTCGGCAGTCAGGCGGCAGGTGCGGCGAAGGGTGTCGATCTGGTTGTCCACCAGCTGCTGGATCCCGGTGGATTCCAGCATCTTGAGGTTGTTCAGGTCCGCCGCAGTGAGGAAGATGCTGGGGCTGACCGGCTGGACTTCGATCATGGTGATCGAGCCATCTTTGGGCACCAGCGGATAGGATTGCGTGCCCCTGCGGATGACGGGGATGTTCCCCGGAGGAAGTGCCAGGTCCCTGGCTCCAACCACCGGGAATGGATGGTTGATCCTCAGGGAGTACAACAGGTCCATGACCGGGGTCTTGAGTTCGGGCAGCCTGCCCAGGGAAGCTACAACGGCCTGCAGCGTGAAGAACTTCTTCAAGTCCATGATTTTATTCCTTCCTTATGCGGCATATATGCCGAGGGCTTCGAGAGCTGCCAGATCGTCGGCATCCGGAGTTCCATCGCCGACCTTGAGCAACTCCAGGACAACGGTGCCATGGACGATAACCGGAGCAGCATCGTCGGTGGCGGTGTCCAGCTCCCTGGTGAGCACGCCCACACAGGTCTTCAGGGTACCAAGATCGTCAGGATCGTAGGCGGCCAAGAGACCGTCTCCGTCCTTGGCTACCAGGGTACCCATGGGCAGGATGCCGTTGTCAGGCAGGGCTTCCATGGTCTTGATTACTGGTGGGTGGATGGTGGTGATCACCGTCGAATAGTCGATGGTGATGGTACCAAGATTGGCTTTCATGTTGATGGCGTCTCCTTACACGCGGGTCATGATCTTGGAAAGATCCAGTGGTGCAGACTGGTGTTCACCGGCTGCGTCGGACAAAGACAAGCGGCCTTCAGTTACCGGAGCCGGTACGGCCTCCAGGAGCGTTGCCAGAAGGTCAAGCTGCGACAGGCTGCGCTTTGCACCGTTCTCGCCGTCAGACAGCTCGATGGACGCGGAAGCCGAAAGACTGTCGGACAGGGCAAGAAGAAGCCCTTCCTTGCCCTTGGGTAGCTTGCCCATCGCGGCTTTCATGACCTCGGCCTTCTTGCTGTCCCGAAGCTGCTTCATGAGTACTCCTACCCGGGGGTCGGTATCCGACAGGGCTATGCCGGAGTCGGGATACTTTTCGGCCAGGCTGGAGAGCTGCTGCCTAAGCTGGCCGGCCTCTTCGCCGAGGGTGGTGGTCTTGACCTTCTCAGCCGACAGTTCAGCTTCGGCTTGTTCCAGGGTTCGCATGGGACCCTCCTTTGATTCTGGATTATCGCCGGCGGGGCCGGCCAAACTATGGGTGTTTGGTTTCATGATGGCCAAGTCGGACAGGTTGAGTCTGGCCGCCTGAGCTGACGGGAGCAGGACAATTCCGGCAGCATCGGATGCTGCCAGAGCCGGACCAGCCAGGCTCTGTTCGATGCCTTCCACAAGATCCTTGATGGCTGGAGGCTCTTCCCCCAGGTATGCCAGGTGATGCAGGTACATCCGGCCATCCTGGGCACGCCGCTTGGCACCGATGGAGCAGTCCGGGAAGTAGCCCTGGTCAACCGCATCCGCAAGGGCATCCTGCTCCTCGATGGTTCCGGACAGCACCTTCGCAACTTCATCCCAGGCAAGCGCTACCACATTGCCCATGCGCGGCTTAGCCGGATCAGGCCAGTGTCCGTTCAGTGAGACAGGAGCCTTTCTGATGTCAGGGAATGTTTCAGCAATCTCCCGCAGCTCCCGCTCGGTAACTACGATGGGGTTGTCTGCACTGCCATAGATGCCGGGTTTTGCCAGTTCGCGTGTTCGCGTCTTCATGCTTCCCATGGTAGGGAGTTATGAGCACTAGTGCTGGAATGTGGCATAATAAAAAAGCCCCGCGTGGTGGCGGGACTTGCTGTCAACAGCAGGGTTGTTCAGGCATATTCAAGCAGGTCTTTTTTTATGTAGTACTTGGCGTTCTTCGATTGCAGCAATGACTCAACTTCATGAAGGAATTTCTTCCAGTCAACCAGGTTCTCGACGGACTTCATGTGATTCAGTTTCCCGACTTTCCAGTAATGCACAAAATCACTGGCGTGTTCGATTAGGTCCATGGCTTCCTGTGGATCGATCACTGGTTCAAGACTAACCCAGGTGAATATGCCCCGCTCGTAAGCCTGTTGCAGTGTCTTCAACCGGTCCGTGATAGGAGAGGCAAAAGGTTCCCAGGTTGCACGTTTCTGGTCGTCCATAAAACTGATGGTGAGCCCAAGCTCCGTTCCGATGTCTGCCATCAGGTCCAGGTCCTCGCTGATGATATCGTTGAAACCCTTGGTGAGGATCTGGCTTTTCAGCTTGTACCTGGCGACAAGTTCCAGAGTCTGCCGTGTTAGATGCTCCTGCCTCTCTGCTTCCTGGTAAGGATCGGTCAGGAAGCAGAACAGAATCGGCCTGGGATCACCCTCAAGCTTTTTCGCGTCGCTTTCAAACTGGGCAATGACATTCTTCCGGGGTACCACGGATCCATGCCACTTTTCTTTTGTGGTCCTCATACAGCCAGCAGCATAACAATATGCACAGCCATGGCTGCACCCCATGTACAGATTGCAGGCAAGGGCAGAATATTCCAGGGCACGCCCTTTGGGTTCATAGATAACTTTCATGGCCTGCCTCCAAGCGACCTACTATAAGCACTCCTACAGTATAAGTCTAATGGGTGACTGGTGTCAGGCTTACCCTTTCGGAAGTTTCTTCTTGTCGCCCTTGATGAAGCCCCTATTGGTCTTCTTCAGATCGGAACGGATCTTCCTGATATCCTCGGCAGGGGAAAGTTCTTCCGGCATGGTACCACCGATTGATTCGATGGTGTCCCGTACCTTGCGGCCAACGTCGAATGCCGCCGCCTCCGCAGCCCGCTGCCCGGTGATCCGGTCACGTCTTAGCTTTGCTTCGGTTTGGGTGACCCGGAAAATATTGGCGCCTAGCTCTTCCGCACCCATGAAGTCCAAGGGCGAGCGGCCTTCTGGTACCTGCTTGAGCTGCCGAAGATTGGTGAAGGACATATTGTACAGCCCGCGATATCCCTGGTTCTGGAAGAATGCGTAATTCTCCACCCCTACCTGCTTGGCTGCCTTTGCCAGTGACTTTTCATGATCGGAAACTTCTCCACGGAGATTGACCCGTTCGATGTCTTCATGATCATGGATATACCTCTGGAACAACTCCGCCAGACTGGCAAAGTATGCTTGGGCCTGAGCTACCTGGCTTTTCTTGATATCCGAGTTCATGGACACCAAATAGCAAGCGAACCTGGACAGCTTGAGGTCCTTGACCCGTTTGCCCTGGATGTCACGGTACTCTTCCCGGAAGTGCTCGGAGGAATCAATATCCAGGGACATCATGACCTGCATGGCCTTCTGGATCGGTTTCATGGCAGGGCTGTACTCGGCATACCCAAGAAACGACATGAAGTCGGAGGCAAACCAGTAGAGCAAGCCATTCTGCCTGGAAAAATCCTCGAAAGATGGCCGGTCATCCTCGAAATGGAAAAGGTCTATATCTTTGATTTGATCCATGCTGTAACCCTCGGCTGAAGTATACGCCGACTCTTCCGAACCGCTCAACCTCCGGATTCGTAAAAATAGCCTTCCAGGCGTCTTTTTTATGGCAAGGTGACCGTATACCCATTTTCCGGCAGAAAATCGATCCTAGCTGTTAGAATTTCGTTCGAATCGGGGTTTTACGGGTGAAGTTGGGCAACAAAAAACCCCGCCGTGAGGCGGGGCAGGTATTCATGGTTGTAGGCCTTGAAATTCAGGCTTTTTCTTCTGCCTCAAGCGAAGCCAGAAAGCCTTCCTTGGTCCACCCTTCAGGAGGTCGATCAGGAGGGTTCCATTTTTTTAATCCAGATTCAAATTCATCCCAAATCCTGTCACCAACTTCGGTAGCGATCCGCTCCATCTCCTGATCGATCATGATCGCTTCCTCCTCTCGATCAGCTCTCCTACAGCCTTTGCGATAGGTCTTGGGGTTTTTGACAAGGAGTACTCCGACCATGCCTCTGCGATAAACTCGTCAATAACATGGTACCCTGTCTGCCTTGATCTTGCCGCATACCCAGAAAGTCCATTAGCAATATCGGCTACGGACAATCGTGAATAAATAGAATTTAGCTCTGAATCACTGGAAAGTCCATAGGTGAAATCCAGTAAATGCCCTGACTCATGGTGAAATGTTGCCACAATTTTGTCAGTACCTAAGGGCTTCCATCCTGATGCTACATCACTCTCCCTGATTTTCTTAAAAAGCGAAGCATCTGCTCCATAACGCTGGTTCAAGGCGATTCCACGTACACCATCGAATGGTGCAAATTCAGCGAGGACGGTTTCTTTAGCCTTATATTGACGAATGTATTGTTTTGACATTTTCGTAGCATAATCAACTGCCGCTTGACCCGTGTATCCCTTGACGGCCAGGGCCTCGATCATTTGACGTTCAATTATTTTCTGAAGCCGTTTATTCCTCTCCTGGATTGTTCCAAAAAATTGCATGTTCTGCCGTAGTTCCGGGAAACTGGAATACCGATCTGATAAGCCATCAACCCACTCCTGTACTACTGAAAGTTCGCATCCCTTGAAAGAACAAGTATCGGCCAACCCTTCTCGTATCACGAAATTTTCTGCATCTTTCACTGATCTGAACTTAGGTGCTCCAGACGGTTTAGTAGTGATAGCGGATATAGACGTTTGGCTTGATGGCACGATGTTCAGAGTTGAAGGATCCAGGCCAAGTCCGGTTACCAGCTTTTTGATCTCCGGCATGATCCCGTACTTCTCTGCCCGCTCCTTCATCCCTGGTGTCATCTTCCAGAAACTGCCTGACTGGATCGGGTTTCCTCCAAATCCGGTTGCGCTTGTGCCGCCGGGGAGCTTCGCTCCGGAGCTTGGCTGCCAATCCGGATCTTCCTCGCGCAGAGCTTCCACCTCTTCCCGGTACAGGGCTCGTACAGTCGAGCGGCAGTTGAAGTGCAACGGCGGCCAGTTGGATGACCAGAAGGGATGGGAGGCCGGCAGTATGATCCCCGAGCGTTCGGAACAGATGGAAGTCTGGCGACTGTCCTCGATACCGACGAACTCCAGGTATTCCGGCTGGTTACGGGTGAACTCCGCTGCGCGTCCGGCGTTGTAGGCTGTCTGGGTGTTGGTGCGGTACACGGTTTCCCAGTACCAGGGAGACTGCCCTATGCCGGCGGCATCTTCCAGCTTGGCGGCTTCCCAGAATTCAGCCATGGGACGCCCCTGCTCAAGGGCAGCAATGGCCTGGCGTCGGACCCGCTCTATGGCGTCCGGCTCGGACAGGGCCGCCACGGTGAAGGCCCTGAAGCGCACCTGCTCTTCCAGCTGGGTCCATTCCAGTTTGGTCAGGGGAACCCTGGCTTTCATGAAGGCCAGGGCTTCGGAAAACTGCACCGCTTCGAACTCGGTTGCTGCATCGGCAAGATCCAGGGCAGTGGTTGCATGGTCCATCCCGACCAGATATGAAAAGAGGATGAGCCGTTCTGTTTCTTTGACCAGTTCCGGGTCCGGATTCCCATAAGTGGGGGCTGCCAAGGTAACGGGGCCCGGCCCACCTCTGGCATCCACTTGGCTCTTCCAGGAACGAAGGCCCCGACGAATGATCGGCAGGATTATTGCCTGGAACCTGGTTGCAATACGATCCAGTTCCCTGGCAGCAGCAAGCTCTGCCTTCAGGACAGGATCAACGGACTCCGCCGGGCTTTTTTTTTACCACCTTGCACCGGGGCAGGGTCCGCCAGGCCGAACCCGCCTGTGGCGTTGGCGGGCTTGACGAAAGCATCATCTTCATCGGTGGGTTCCGGCATGCCATACCGGTCATAGAAGGCTGAGCGCGATACGGGTATGCCATGGTCGATGGCACTGCAAACATCCTCCCAGCTTGCGTGTTCATCAAGATCAAAAGTCAGCTTGGGAACGGTTTCTCCAGGGCCGAAATTGAGCTCCACCACCCAGTCGATAACCTGCTGCAATACCGGGACCAGTTCGCGGCAGGTGTTGCGGGCAACGCTCATGAAGGTGCCCTGGTGGACCTCCGCCTGGGCACGGGTACCATGTTCGGCTTCCTGGACAGCCAGGGACTGGGCAACGATGCCATAGGCAATCTGGGTATCGCACCACTCCATGAGGGAGCGGAACTCGGAGACCTTCTCTGGCGCGTTGAGCAGCTTCACATCCTTGATGTTGGCCAGTGCAGCACCTGCCCCGGACTGTACGGTGGACAGCAGTTCGGACAGATCCAGGGCACGCTGCCGTACTTTGTCTTCCGGCTCCGATGACTCGAAGAGGGCAAGGATGGAAGGGACGGCAAATTTCTCTGCTGCCATGAGCCAGAACTCCGCTCCGGCCTTCTTGAACTTCCAGGGCCAGTAACAGGCTTTCAGGGCACTGGTACCGTAGGGATTCTCCGCATCCTTGTCAAAGCGGAAGACCAGCCACTTGTATGCCTGGGAATACAGGTCCATCAATTCCGAGCCGTGATGCTTGTATTTCAGCCGACCTTCCTTGTCAAAGACAAAACGCTCAGGCTTGCGGAGCACTACGTCAGAAGGCAGCCACCAACCGTCCCTGTTCTCCCACACCATTTCCACAGCGGAAAAACCGTAGTCGATTGCCGATAGAAGGCGCTTCTCGATGTTGTAGATCGGTACTTTTTTCAAGGCCTGCTCACACAGGTCAAAGACCCTATCTGACGCTTCGCCATGCTCCAGGATGGGCGGCACTTCAAGGATGGCACTTTTTGCCACTCCCAGAAGGCTCTTAACCCGGGGATCAGATTTCATGGAGCGGTAGATGCCGATGGCCTCGCCGGTATCCTGCAGGACCTCATCAGGGTTGGGCATGTAGCCCATGAAGGATCCCAGCAGCTCATCTACTTTGATCACCCTGGCGGACAGGGTTTGTTTGTTAACCACAGGTTTCTTTGTGCTCATCGCTTGAACCCTCGCAAGGTGGATTTGAGAACGGATGCCACCATCCGTCTTATGGGTGCAACTACTGGTTCAGAGCTGCCTTTGGTGATGATGCCCACAGCGTAGGCCAGGGCATCACAGGAGTCGTCAAAGCGGCCCTTGGGGAAGCTGGTCAGCTCCTCGACAAACTCCCGGTTGCCCTTTTCGCGGAAGCGGATTATGCCGTTCTCGATAAGCGGGGACAGGGACCGCACCCGGGCTACTTTGGAATCGGTTCCGGCCTTTACAGTCCTTATGGGCAGGTACACATTTTCGGCGGCTGCCATGCGCATCACATACCGGGCATAAATTGCCTGGAACGAGACCTCTTCCCAGGCGATAAGCTCATAGTGATAACGCTTGTGTTTGGTGATGAGCTGGGTCACCGTCTCGTCCTCGGAGCAGGTTTGCGCCCAGGCATCGATGTCCCAGATCATGCCGGCATTGTCCACGCCGACGGTGATGATGGCCGTGTGGTCATGCTTACCCGCGGCAGGGTCCACCCCGGCAAAGTAGCGGAGCGCGCCAGGCAGTTCGGCGGAGACATAGGAGTGGGAGCTGATCCAGTCCGGCTTGATGATCCGCTCCTCATCGGATAGGGGTTCGTTCTCGTACTCGGTACTGAATACATCCGCACCAAGGGTTTCCCGCTTCTCTTCAAGCACATCCTTGGGCCAGTTCTCCGGCCACAGGCTTTCACCGTCGGGGCGGAAGCAGGATAGGCGGACCGCGATCCAGCGTTTCAGGGTTCCGGCTTCAAGTTCCCGCATGAGTCGGCTGATGGGATCATCGGAATGAAAGATGGTGTTGACCCAGACGATGAAAGCGGTCTTGCCCAGGTTGAAGACTACGCGCTTGAGCCAGCGGTGTATTTTGGCTCTCACAGTGGGCGACTCAACCGCATCGTCCTTGAGAATGTCATCAAGGACAATCAGGTCCGGGCGGTACTGCCGGTACCTGGTACCGCGCATGGACATGCCGGCACCCTTTGCCTGGATACAGGCTCCTACTGCCAGTTCGATCCGGCTGTCTGACCAGCGGTCACCCTTGAGATCGCCGAAGTCGGCAAGTATCTCTTCGTTCTCCTCAAGCTCTGTGCGGATGTTGATGAGGTTCTCCGCAGCCGATGCCTGGGTGGCACCAATCAGCAGCACATACCTGGATGAGCCGGACAACACCCGCCACAGTGGATAGGCAAACGACCAGCGGACGGTCTTGCCGTGCTCTCTGGGTTCTATGAACATGGCTCCGGCCAGGCGATCCGTCGGCTTCAGGTATTGGTGGTACTTCTCCCTGACGAAGGCTTTGAGCTGATCAGCTACGGACTGGGAAAGGGAGCGGGTGTCTGCCACATCGTACAGGATGCGCTGGTAATCGGCGGAGTCGGTATAGAAGTAGTCAGCCAGGTAGGTCCGGCAGAAATAGCCGAAATCACGCTTGGCTCTCTCTACCCGGGCTTTTTTCGCACGCTCCTTGCCTGCCGACTCGGCGTCATGGCCGACCAGCTCATTGACAATGTTCATGCCGATGGCGCTTCCAGGGCCCCGACCAGCATGGTCAGCCTTTCGAGTACATCAGGATGGTTTGCCTTGAGTTCCCGCTGCAGGGCAGTAAGCACTGCCTTCTTGGCTGCCTCGAAGCCGCTCTGGTATTTCATGCGTACCGTTCCCAGCTTGGCTTGTGCGTTGGCTATCCGGCCTATGGCAAGGGCTGCCTCTCCGGGATCCTCGAACTCGACACTGTCAAGTTCCTGAACCTCCCGCAGCATGAGCCCGGCAAAGCGGGTAACCACGGCCTCGGCGATGTCGGTGTTCGGACTATCCTTGACGGCTTCCATCATGACCCTGGCTTCCTCTGTCATGGTTCGAAGCTCCAGAGCCAGATCCTTGGATGATTTGAGTGAGCGCCGGACAGACTCACGGCTCATGTCTATGCCTTCGGCCTGGAGCTGGTCGGCGATCTCCTGGATGGTCATCTTGTCACGGGAATAGAACTGGAGTATCCGTTCAACCTGGTTATAGAGATCCGCTTTCGACCTGCGCCCCATGTCAGTCCTCCGCTACGATGGTTATGCCTGGATCGCTGGTGGTACCATCACACAGGTCGATGCCTGCGGCGTTGATCTTGTAGGTGGTAAGCTTCTCCAGCTTACGCACCGGATGGGGTACGGCCTTGCGCTCCACGTAGCCCTTGGATGAGAGGTACTCCAGGGCATCCAGGATGTCATCACGCCGGTGGTATTCGTAGAAGATGCCAACGACGGTCAAAGCATCCGTCCCGGACGGGAACAGTTCCCGCAGGAAGGACAGGAGCTTGCCGCGTAGCGTATTGTCTTTAATTGCCATTCTGTTTTCCTTTCAGGGCCGTGGTAAGTATTCCCGATGCCAGGCCGGCCATCTCCTGGCGGACTCCACGCAGATCCGCTCCGATGTCGCTGCGCAGGTTGTTCAGGTCTGTCCTCCAGCCGCCTATGTCCTTGTAGTGGGCTTCCCTAGTCAGGTAATCCCGCTCTATGCAGGCCATGCGATCCGCATGCTCGGCGAAGCGTTTGTCAGTCTCATCCATGTGGTCCTTGAGGGACTTTCGGAACTCGTCTGCCCGCTTGGAATCGGAGGCGGCATTCTCGTCCAGCTTCTTTATCAACCTCACGATGACAAAGGTCAGGACAAGCAGGGCGGGGACCGGTCCCCATTCCAGGAGCTTTGCGATGAGTACCTCCACAGCTACCTCCCCAAAAGCGCCAGAAGCACGCCCAGGCTGAATCCCGCGGTCAAGGCCGTCGCGATCGGACCCCATGACCTGGTGTCTCCGGGGGCAAGCCGGGATTCAGCTTCGGCCTTCCAGTGTTCTGCCAGGGTCTTCCAGTAGGCTGTGTCCGGGGCTGCGGACAGAAGCGCTGCCTTGTAGCCGGAGGCATAGGCGTCCTCGATAGCTATGAGTGCCTCATCCTCGATGATGGACACCAGCTCAAGTACCATCGTGCCTGGATACAACCTCTCTGGATCGATCCCGTATTCGTTGCCGCAGTCCATCGGCGATGGCATCGCGCTCTGCCCCGCGAGCGGCAGGGTCAGGGTCAGAAGCAACAAGCTGCCGAGGATCAACATCCTGTATGCGTTCACGGGTTTCCTCCTTGGTGGATACGGCTTTCTCCTCAGCCTTCCGCTCAATGTCTTCAAATTGTTTTTTCACGGCCTTCAGCCTTGTGCCACCCAGGGCAAAGATGCCGATGATTACCGTCAGGAGAAGGCCGATGATGCGGCCAAGGGTTTCGTTCATGGCCTCTTCCCAAGCAGATTCTGGACCAGAAGGGATGCGTCCACGGGAAGGAAGATGGCAACCACGAAGAACGCCACCTTGAGCACATCATCGATGTTGAGCCCGGGGACAAGGCCGGAGTACTTGAGCCCAAGACCACCGAAGGCCAGCAGCGCGCCGCAGATCTTGGCAGACAGGGTAAGGGGTTTGCCTTTCAGTTCCATGGTCTTCCTCCTAGAAAATTCCGTCCCGGTCAAAGATGTGAGCCCACTTCCGTCCGGGGCTGCTGTATTCCCTGGTCAGCCGGTCAAACTCGGCAACAGAAAGGGATACATCATTGCCATCATGGTTACTGTAGCCAGTGCGCACGTCTCCCCAGGGGTCGTCGATGATGACCCGTGTAACGATGGACAGATCCACCCTGGCTGGCGAGGTAGCCTCTGACAGATCCGGCCCGGGGTACTCGAAGCCAACCAGGGTTACCAGATGGCCCCCGGGCATGAACCGCCCAGTAACAACACTGGCGGACTTGTGGCGGGCAATTCTGAACAATAGTTCCTGGATGGATGCCCGGGTGGTGAACACCGTGCAGTTCTGTCCCACCAACCGATCGGTTACGGCCCAGGACAGAAGCCCATGGACTTCCCGTGGTGGAATTTTGGCGCTCTTGGCCCAGGGGTAGGCACTATCCCGCAGGGCGAAGGCTTCCGGGGTGGCGAGGATGGCGGCGAGGTGGTCTTCTGGTTGGACACCTTGGGGGTAATCAAAGGGTATACCTGTAGCCTTGAGCGCCATGACCATGGCTGTCACGTTGCAGGTGTATGCCGGATCTGTTTCGTTATTCCGCTGGGTGTGATACTCGTTCTGGAGCTTGTAGA